ATAATCCTCCACTACTAGGTTCTTTACTAAATTATCTTGCACGGCACTGGCTAAGTCATAATTATAGGCGATTTCCCCTTCAAGCTCCTTCGAATCAGCCCTATAAGGAGTCGCCGTAAGCTTAACTATTTTGGAAGCATTAAAGTATTCTAAGGTTCTAATCCAGGAATCTGCTGCTGAATGATGCGCTTCATCAATAATTATCATATCAAAAAAATCTGGATCAAGAATACTAACAAGTGGTTTACTAGATTTCTGGTTATATACCTTATGAATATTAGCAATAACAATATGCGCCTCATTCAGAAGTTTTAAGACTCTCTTTTTATCAGCAGGGCTACCATATCCAGCATATCTAAAAACTTGAGGCAACTTATCCTCGCTTAATATAACGTTACGTTTAGTCCAAAAATTAAAAATAGTGCGTGTATCAAAATCATCTGAAATACCTTCCCTTATTACCAAGCTAGGAGTGATAACTAATACTCTTCCATTACTAATATCATAAGGAGCTAGTCCGATTACCCCCGTTTTCCCGGTTCCAGTTGGTAACACAATAACTTTAGGAGTCATCGGGTTACGCAAAAATTCTTCTTTTAATCTTTTATGCGCTCTCCTTTGGGGATATCTTAAGCTTTTATTTCCTTCAATAAAGGCATTGGCCGTCTTAAAATAATCGCTTACCTGGTACATATTTTCAACCTCCAAAATGAATTTTTCCATTTTTTCCATTTTTTCCATTTCTTCGGCAAAAAATATGTAATACCTTTAAAATGTATGTAATATTTCCCTGATTAATGATTCTTTATCTCATAAAAACGAAGCCCCAGCATTTCACCAGGGCCCCTTTTTCTTTATGCCGTCAACCTATCAACAGCAATACTCCAATATCCTTTTTCCTTTTCAATTCCAACGTAATCCCTGCCGGTATTCTTGGCAGCCACCAACGTCGTACCCGATCCAGCGAACGGGTCAAGGATTAAACTGCCAGGCGGGACCACTTCCACCAGCTTTTCCATTAAAGGTGTGGGCTTGCCGGTTAAATGGTGCTTATCCGATTGCTTGACCGAGAACCTAAAGCATCCAGGGAATGGTCCTGCATGGATCGCCTTTGGACATGCCCCTTTAGTACCCCATATTATGTATTCGCATTGATGCCGGAAATATCCCTTATGCGGCGCTCTTGAGCCTTCGGTTTTATCCCAGGCAATTGTGCCACGCCAGGTAAAGTTACCGAATTGGATAGCGTCACTGGCTGCCGGTAACTGCCGCCAATCCGAAAACATTAAGAAGTAACCGCCAGGCTTAACTATTCTATAGCACTCTGAGATCCAAAGTGTACACCAGTGCAGCCAGGAACGAGCGTCCCGATTGTCCCCCGGAAATGACGGTCTATTGACTACTTTATTGTTCGCTTGCTGGTACTTTTCTACAGGGTCCTTCGCCCGATCGGCATGAGTCTGCCCACCAGATGAATAAGGCGGATCTGTAATAACTGCATCGACGCTATTGTCTGGAAGTCGTTTAAGAATTTCTAGGCTATCTCCGTTAAGAATTTGGTTGATGTAGTTTTGCATATTTCTCCTACCTTCCTAACTCGTATTCTAGTACATCTAACAGCGTTTATTACACAATATATTGTATTTATTTACTTCTCTTGCCAAATAGCTTCCTTATTATAGGCATTATATCCACCTTAAACTTAAAATCAGGCAGCGAAATCTTCATAACTCACCGCCAACGGCAGCAACGCTGCCAACAAATCTGCCGGGGTAACATCGTCCGCATATACCCCCGGAAAAATATCCAATCCCCCAGCCTGCAAAATCCGGGTAACCGCTTCACTACAATTCACAGTTGTTTCGCCGTTTCCTCTTAACTGCAAGCCAAATAATCGCCGTATACCGCCCAGAATACAATCGAGCCACCCATAAGGTGTATTCAACAGCCTCTTAGCTTCTAACCTTGCATGGCTAATATTCGGAACGTCCACGACTACTATTTTATGCTTGAACCCATCATAGGCGTTTAGCGGCGATTTAACAAAGCCATTGCCCAGGGCTTCGAATATCTTCCCATATAAAATAATCCCGGTGTGGCTTGGCTCTCCCTTGCCTTCTATAGTCTCAATTAGTTCACCAAGCGGTGTGCAAGGATATCCAAACAATATTTTTACTTTTGCCAAATGAATCCCCTCCCCCAATATAAAGAAACGGCCCGGTCGTTTGACCGGGCCAATAACAATTATAGTTTACTTTTTACCCAATCAGTCCCTTTCGCAATACCAACAGTAGCTAAACCGATTTCAGCGATATTGCGAATTTTTACCCATATATTGTTGGTAGTTTTGATTTCATCCAGTAATTCAGTAATTATGCTGGATGAACCTGTAGATGTGGCAGTGGTAAGAATAGTTGTTGCCGCCTCTGCAACGGCGTCCGCTACATCATCCAGGCTGTCCGCAGAGGTAGCGGTTGCTATTGCCGAACTCAGCGCCGTATTAAGAGTCGTGGTATCCGTGGTAGTTGTTTCAGCGGTCAAAGTAATCACTCCATTCACAGTTTCAGCGGCTACAACTTCAACATCAACATTACCGCTGGCATAACCGGAAAACGTAGCGGCAAAATTGTAAGTGCCAGCAGGCAAATCACTAACAGCCAATTGACCGGACGAATCGGTTTCACCTTCGCATGTGGCCGAATTAACGGTATAGGCTAGAGTTACGCCTTCTAGGGCATTTTCGTCACTATCTTTGACGGTGATTGTTACGCTACCCGTTGTAACGGTAGAATCTTCGGTTGCTTCGGCTTCGTCTGCTGCCGCTTCTGTGGCAACGGTTTCAGCATCGGTATTGGTTTCGGTTGATGTAGTTTCCGTGGTAGTGGTTTCCTCCTCAGCGAATCTTTGCAATCCAAAAACAAATTTTTTCATAGTTAAATACACTCTCCTCTAAATTTTTTAATATAAAATGACGCAGTTTCCTGCGCCAAATTAACAAGCTTATTCATAATCGGTAATTCCTCTGGCTATTGCAGCAGCCATTCTGTCCTGCCATGCCGGAGTAGACAACAATTGAGCTTCTTCATCGTTTGAAATAAAAGCCATTTCCACCAGGGTGGCCGGTGCATCGGTATGGACCAGAACGTAAAACTTACTTTCCTTGTCTGGATCTCCATCGCTATAATCAGCCCTAGCTTGACGTTCGGGGAATGCCCCGGCAATCTGCTTAAATATGCAGGTTGCTAGTTTATCTCCTGCGGTTTCACCCGGAGAAGTCCATACTTCAAAACCTTCTGCATCTGGTGTGCTGGCCGAATTGCAATGCAGGGAAACAAAAGCATCCGCGCCCCAGTTATTGGAGAGGGATGTTCTATAGGCCAAATCATCTGTTTTAGGGTCTTCCCAGTCATTGCGGGTTAAGATTACCTCACACCCGGAAGCTTCTAGGTACTCTTTTACCTTTTGACTAACAAGCAAGGCAATATCTGCCTCCTGTAGGCCGCTGTTTTGGTTTACTGCTCCAGGATCTATTTTGCGCCCGGCATGCCCAGGATCAAGGCATACTTTTAACATTTTCGGCCCCGCCTTTCTCCGTTTGTAGTTGGATTAGTCGGTCACGTATTACATTCGGGATATAGCCGCCGCAACCCATACGATCAACATTTTCCATAATACTTAATCCTTCATTGCCGATATAAGCGAATACAACCATCGACCGCAAAGCATGACCGTCGCTTAATATAACATCAATTTGATGCGCGACTACTACCATAATAAGCATCACAATTTTACGCCATATGCCATTAAACCCCTTGCGACTGTTTAATGCATTAGTCCTCCAGGCGGCAATGAGACCGGTAATATAGTCGGCAACAATCAGCACCAGGAGTGCAGCAATAATGTTGTCCATGCCGCCAATAAGCCATGAAAAAACTGCCCCCAAGACTGAAAACACACCCATTATGCGCAACTCTGTTTGTGTGTACTCTATCAAAATTTTCCCTCCCCCATAAAAGACATAATAAAAACCGCTATCTAGCGGCACGGTTCCCTTACTCTATTCATCTTTCAATTAACTCGCAGTCGTGCTGGTTGCCGCCTCATACCTCGGGCAACTGCTATTTGTACATTTCCCCGTCGAAGCATTTAACTTAGCCCCGCAAATAAAACACCGCTTCGTCATGAAATCGCCTCCAATGCTGCCGTATATTCGGTTTTTAATGTTGCATAATCCTCCTGCACCTCAGTTGCCGTAGTGGTATCACCGGCCATAAGCGCAGTCGAATAAGCCTGAGCCAAAGCATCAAATTGCGGCTGATATTCGGTATCAAGGGCAGATATTTTCTTTTCTTTATTGGCATCCGCATAGCCAGAAAATGCTGATGCCAATTCTGTTTCCGTTGCTTCGTTTGAGAAATAAACTTCTCCAGTAGTTGTATTACTTTCATTACCTACTGATCGCATAGATAATCCATTATTTGAATAAGCGTATCCCATTGTAACCCTCCTTATAAATTGTCTTTATAACCAAAACAGCATAACGTATGGCTTGAACCATCAGAAGCCCAATAAATATTTGTTGATTCCAAAACCAGTTCAATAATACATGTCGTTGTAGCACCCGTACAAGAGTCCACTCCATAAGGAGGTGGATTTGATGTATTACCAAGAGTCCCGTAATTACTGTTAGGTGCAATCCATATCGAAGCTCCACTTTCTCCTGTTGCCCCTAATACCTTTATTGCAGATGCTGTAGTAGGTACAAAGCTGCTAACAGATACTGCAACCCATGTCGGTGTTGATATACTACCGGCTGTTCCACTTGCCATTTGTCGTAATCCAGTTAAATTTGTTCCATCAACAATATATTGGACTTCTCTACCACGCTGAATCGTATAGTACAACTTACTACTCGAATTCGTTAGGAAATTACTACTTAGCCGCACACATTCCGTATAACCGCTTGGCAATGTAACCCCACTTGCGGTAGAACTTAATGAAGCAATGCAAGCGGCAGCCCCAGTCGAAGGGTTAAATATCCGGTATCCAAAATAAAAACTCGACGCCGCAATGCTTCCGGTATCAAGCGCACCTGCCCCAGTTGTGGTAAAGTCAATTGCGCTACTAAAACTAGCCCCTGTAAACGGGCAATAATCCCCACTGATCGTGGCCGCCGTGTTGCCGGTTACAGTAGATACCACATTTCGAAAATCATTATAGTTCTTGCGAGGGTAGCCCGCATAAGGGATGTAAGCAACGCAATACACGGTGGTACCATCATAGAAATATATTGCCCTATCGCCGGCCTGAGTGGTGATGTTTACACCACCTGGAAGATTGTTTTTGGTAGAATTATGCGTCAGAGTTAAGCTACCATCGAAAATCAAAGTAATCCGTTGACCTTTTGTCATAGTTACAGCAGTAATTGCTGTGGTTCCAGTAATATGGGCGCTGTTACCTGTAACTGCAGTTAAGTTCACCGTCGCAGCAGATGCGATGCTAGAGGAAACCGCTTCAATTATTGCACCGGTAAAAGTCGCTCCCGCCAGTGCCGCTTTTTCTGTATCCAATTCATTAAGCGCCGCTTGAACCGTTGTGGAACTTATAGTACCGTTGGCCGTGTTACTAATAGCACTCGCCGCATGTGCCGCAGACGTTGCAGTTATATGACTCGCCGCTTTTGCCAGTGTTGTGTCTGGTGCTGTATACCAGCTTGACTTCCCGGTAATAGACTTTATCATATACCCAATTTTACTGAGCAGATTAGTCAGCACCCCAGCCCCGCTGGCCGCCGCCACGGTATCATCCATTGTACGGGTGCCTATTTTGGCGTCGGTTACCGAACTGTCCGGGTGATCAATTGGACTCGCTTCCTGATGCTCCGTAAATGTTGCCTTGGATAACAGCACCGAATCCTCATCAATAGTCGCCGTTACGCTGGACGCACTGCCAACAGCAGTTATGATATCTACAACCTGCTCAACTACCACCGAGCCGCCGCCAGCAGGAAGGTAATCACACTCATCGCCTGCATTGGCCACTGAATACAATATTTCGCCGTCATCCGGGTCGGTCGCGAACACCCCAACTTCTCTAAGAAAAAAGCCTGTTGTTACGCTTGCATTGGTAAGCGTTCCCCGGACCCGGTACGTGCCGTCACCTAAAGAGGTAACCGATTCGATCTCTACCGTTAGTTTGGATTCGACTAAATCCGTTAACGATGCAAGCGTAGTACCCGAAGATAACACACCATCGCCGACTTTTATTTTAGTAAAGTTTAGCGTGGCACCCGCCTGCACTTTGGTCTGCAGGTTAATGCCCTTCGTTGTCATTGTCATCCCATCAAAAGCCAAATCTCTATCCCTCCTTTAATGTAAGCGTTTTACCAAATACCAGCGCACCGCCAAAATACGTTTTCCCGGTAATCTCGTCCATGGTAAACGCTTTCGGGCTTAAGGTAAGTGTCTTTCCATAAACCATTGCACTACCAAAGTACATAGTGCCGGACCAGGTGCGGTTTATAATTATGGCATCCAGCCAGGAACGGGTGTTTTTTACGGTGTTTATGAGTTTTACCAACCGGGTATAAGCCGTGGTATCGGAGACCACTTCATCCGTGGAAACCCGAAAATAATAAGGCTCGCCGTCATAGTCGAACCACTCGGTAACTTTGCCGTTGGAAAACACCGTTGATACAACCTCTTTAACTACGGCGGGCGTACCCTTACGCCGGTGCCAATCAATAGACTGCTTCACTAACGCCCTCTTTTGTGTAAGCGTTAATTCATCATCATAGAAATCTACATGGTACTGCCAGGCCAATAGATCAACTACTTCTTCATCCAGTTCGTCGAGTCGGGCAAGTAAAATGCATTCTGTGATGGCTTTACTCACAGCTTGAATTTCCGGGCTAACCGCTGCACTTAAAGCTTTCACCTGACTGTCGCCGGTGAGTACAGGCGGTATCAGGTCCAGCCAGGCTATATCATAAATGCTCTTACTCATTCGGTGCCTCCGTAATTGACGCTAACCGTGTTTTCTTTGGCTACCTGGTTTTGTTCCAGGGCTGTATACGTGGGCGAAGTAACCACCACTCGACTGGCCCCGGCTTTAATCATGAGATAGACTAGCCGCGACGGGTCTATTCCTCTCCCTAATACTGACCGTTGCCAAGTTTCATAGGTTTCTACGGCGGTTTCCACAGCGGTCTGAATACTGGCCGCTGTAGTCTCATCATCTTCCGATATATAATAGGTGACATCAATGTCATAACTCACCTGCGTCGGAGCTACCACTTTGACATTATCCGTCAGCGGGCGCACCTCATCATCACTGCAAATTTCCAGGACGCTGGCCAATAGTTCATCACTCGGAATTTCGCCATCGGTCAACAGCGGGCAAATCGTTACTACCCCAGCACTTGGCGAATATACGGCTACATCGGTAATCTCACTTGACGCTGTTTTGGACCAGTATTCATAAGCTCCGGAAGGACCGGCAACGGAGAAGCTTTCCGGCGCTAACCGGATACGCTCCTTATAATCATCGTCCGATTCTTCAGCGGTCCCTCCGGAGCTAGCCGTGGTATTCGTCACCGATGCAACGTAAGTCACCGGATCAACTAACGTGGTAAGAGTTCCAATGGCATAATCATTTCCTGCCGTGCCACTGGTTGTACAGGTAGCGGTAACATCTACATAAGTAGAGCCAGCCGCAATGGTGGCCTCGGCACTTGTCGCAAAATACACTCCATCGCCGGACGTTACCCGCTTCCCGGAGGCAATCACAGTATCTTTTGTCCTTGCCGCCGACAAGGTAAAGCGGACCGTACAAGTGGCCGCAATCGCCGCCGTTCGGTCACAGCCTACCAAATAACCCAACTGGTCCAAATAATCGCCGGTCGCATAATACAATAAATTTTGCTTCGCCGCCGAATCAATATAAGATCGCTGCCCTACAAGAATAGGCACCAAAGCCTGTAACATCTTTTTTCTTGGGTCAGCATCGTAAAGTGTCACGCCGCTAGTCTCTTCGTATTGGTCAATCAGTTCCGTTTCAATTGTCGCCGAATCTTTCTCCGCAAAAGTGACTTCTGTTAAATCAGCCATCGCTAGTTATCCTCACTTTCACCGTAGGTTTTAAGAGGCCGCTCAACCCGTCGTCATCGCCGGTAAACGTGACACTAACCACTTCAGCCCTGGATTCAAAGGTGGTAATCGCATTAAAAAGCCTGGATGCTAGTAAATTAGTTACAATATTCATTGGCCGGTCGAGTAAACTACCGTCCCAGGCGAAAGCTCTTGCCATCGGGCAGGAATACATGACAGACGAAATACTCATGGCCACATTCTGTAAAACCTCGGCGTCGCCGGTGGCACTAAAATCAATAGTAAAACCGCTGGTAAAACTCACATCATAGTCGGTCGTCGCCATACTAACTCTCCTTCGGTAATTTTACATATTCCGTTAAGCTTACATTCACCGAGGCCGCCAAGAGGCTCCCTTTATTATCATAGTTCTTGTGGGTTTCGGACAGTTTGGTTATTATCCATGAGTTAGTTGTCACCGCATTACCGCCAATAGTAAAAGTACAAACTACGCCATTATCTCTCAGCTTTCTAAGCTTTTTCAGTTCATCCACCGGCGTAATCCCCAGCATGGTATTTAAGAAAATAGAAAAACTCAACGTTTCCAGCCCTGGCCCAATGAACTCCATAACCGGCTTTTTATCCGTCCCTATAATTTCATGAGTAGCCCAGCGTCCCTCTGCATCCCGTTGAAAATTATCAAAGGTCATAACCTTAACGGAAGTGGATGCAGTTTTTTTGCCGACGCTAATCCCGGCAACACTAACGGCCAACCCGCTTGATGTTTGAGATACATTAACCAGGCCGCCAATACTGTAGGTGTTTTCAATGCCGGAGGATTTATAGGAGGATTGAAATACCACTTCTATGGTCTTACTGTCTAACGCCCCGCTTATTACCCCTATAGACATAAATGCTATCCACCCCCTTACTGCGGCCCGCTGGTACTAGAACCACCGGATTGGACGCCACCATGGGTATGCGATTCTAAAGAAATACCGCCAGCCGTAACATCGCCGCTGGCGGTAATACTACCCGAAACCGTAACATTACCGGATATTGTGACGCCACTGGCCGCCGTAATATTAACCGCGCCCACACAGTTCACCGTAAGAGCGCTGCTGGACCGGTCATATTGCAATATCGTACCATCGCCAAACTTAATATACCGCCGCCCCTGTGCCCCGCTCTTCGGGGCGTTGGCCGTTCCTCTTACACTAAACAGTACATACCCTTCGGCGTTGCCAGTCGGCATAAACATACACAACACCTGCTCACCAGGATCGGGCAGCCAATACTGATCATCGGTATACGCTCCCCACGTGGCTACCTGCAGCCAGGGCGAAACAGTATCATCTAAATCGTCAAAGGCCACACGAACCAGTTGACTGGCTTCATCGATGGCCGACACCGTACCAACTCGAAATAAATTTTTCGTTTGGTTGTCCATCAATATCCCTCCAGGCATAGGCGAAATTCCAGGCCTGTTTCATAACCGCTACCGCTTTGACTATGTGTTACTCTGGTAATAATCCACTTCCCGTCAAATTTGCCGAAGTTTTTGAGCGTTATTACATTACTAGCGGACAAATTCAGCTTGGCCATAATCGTAAGGCTAAACTGCCATGCCTTCGAATTTCTTTCTCGAAGTGCCTTTTTGGCCTTTCTTTCGGCTTCCGCTAAGCTGTCAAACTGCTCCCTCAAAACTAAAACCCGCGACGTATTCGGCGGGTTGGTAGGTGTATAGGTATAATCATAGTTTTTCCGGCCCTTGGGGCTGCGGTATTTAATCCGGCAAGCCTTATAGGTGTCGTTTAAAGTGGCCCGGCCTTTGTATTTCTTGATCGGAAATGTCAGCCGGTTAATGGTCATTACCGAGTCAGCCTGTTCATAGTTGTACTCATCGAAAATAACCAGTTGACTATCCGATACTTTAAGCGCCAACCCCGCATCTTCACAGAGTTTCCGAATAAAACTGAGGTCGGTTTGTTCCGTTTGCTCAATCCGGTCATATTCGGGATCATCATCTACATCGTAATATAACGAAACTCCGGCACTACTCGCAATATCATTGGCAACTACGGAAAGTTTGGTTTTCTCCCAGGCCCGGTTCTTATTTTCCCCTTTCAACGCCGAAGACTGGGGAACGGATAATGCCTGAATAGTGACTTCTGACGGCGGGTAACTCACATCAATAGAATCAATCTCCATGCTACCCAAAGGGAGAGAGTTTGTTTGATCGTCGTCCTGCCAGTTTTTTTGGTAAATGGTTGCAGTGATTTTGGCCCCTTCGGTGGGAAACCAGGCATCCTGCCATAGCTGGTTTTTATCGGCCAGGGTAATTTGCAAGTCATCCGCCTGGCCACTCAGGTTATCCGTAAATGTCCAGCTTTTCAGGTACGGCTTTAAGTCTTCGGTTATATCCGTGCCCTCATATTTGACTTCCAGCCAGGCTTGTCTCGCTATCGTCATGAGCTTGACTTCCAGGGCGGCAGGTTGGTAGCCGTGGTACTATCGGAATCCGGCACGGTTAGCTCCACCCCTGCGCTAAATATTACGGTTGTCACATAATCCGGGTTGGCTTCAATAAGATCCTGCATTTTATATTCATCACCATACTGTTTATAGGCGATTAAATCCCAGGTATCCCCTTGTTTGGTTTTATAGGTACTACTCAAGGGCCATCCTCCCTTGCTGCCAGACAGTTTCTTTTAGTTGATCCATAAAGCTGTCTTGCTGGCGCTGTAGTTCCGGCATAATGTCCGATCCTGCCCCATGAATTACCGGGGCAAAAGTAACCTGTATGTTCGTACCTCCGCCCATGCTCACACCTAACATATCTCCTGCCTTCTGCCAAAGCGACAAGGCTCTCGGTGAACCATCCAGCGGAATGGCCGCTTCCGCCCCTTCTTCCGCAAAGGTGGTTAAAAAGGAACCTTTGCCATAAATGCCGCCAGCGGCGTTGGCATAAATTTGATTAGCTCCGCCCGCTGCAGCACTTGCCTGTACATTCGCCTGAATGGGGTTACTAAATATGCTTTTAACCCATTCCCATTTTTCAGACAGCCAATTTAAAGCACTTTCAAATTGCACACGAATATAACTACAAAATTGGTCAATCGCCGCCGATGGATTATTCCAGACAGTGGACAAAAACGCCCCGATGGTATCCCAGTTTTGGTACAAAACATACCCAATAGCCACTAAAGCCGCAATACCGGCAATCACCAACCCGATAGGGTTAGCCGTCATTGCAACATTCCACAGCCACTGAGCGGCAGTTACCGCCTGAGTCGCACCAGCGGCTAATAAGGTTGCCGTTCTATTGGCTACAAGTTGCGCCCGTTGGCTGGCCAGTAACAACCTAACTCCCGAAACAGTATCTTTCCACTGATTCATAACAAAGGACGTTCCCAACCAGGCCAACCGGAAACCAACAAGCCCCGCCGTGGCCAACAGAATTCCTTTCGTCAATGCAGGGTGCGCCTGTGAAAATGACGCTAAAGCTTGCGCTCCAGATGCAAAAGCTCCGGCAACACTTGCAATGCTAGGCAAAAATACTTGTCCTAACGAAACACCCGCTTCCGCTGCCGACTGTTTTACCGAATCGATCGAGGAGGCCGTTAGTTTCAATTTCGCTTGAAACTCTTTTTCCATGCTGCCCTGGCGCGCCGAATCATTGAGCAAATCAAAGTTTCCTCTTAATTTATCCAAACCGGCTGCCAGCGCCGACACATCATCCTGATACTCCGCCCCAAACAGACCAGTTAATACTTCGGCCTGCTGCGCTTTATCCATACCCTTGATCTGGTCCAATAAGCTAAACAAAGTACCTTTTGAATCCGCCATATAGGCGCTTTGTAAGTCTTTTGCACTAATATTGAGCGAAGCCAATGCCTCTTGAAAAGATTTTGCTTGAGACGGAGCCGTGGCCATCCGGTTCATCAGTGCATTAATCCCGGTGGCTGCAACTTCCGGCCCTTTTCCTAAATCCAGCATAGTCGTAGCAAGGGCTGCCAATTCATTATTGGAAAAGGTAGACTGCGCCGCCGATCCGCTGATCCGCTGCAGCACTTCAATAATTTCCGGTCCCTTGGCCGTGGTTTGATCATCCAGGTAGTTCACTGTATCTGCTAAATCCTTAATTTGCGCCCGTCCCTCCGCCGTATCCAGTTTAATCCCCCGGATATTAGCGATCTTGGCCATCTGCTCAGCAATCTGATCGCCGCTGCCTTCAAACGCGACGCCCA